GTTGTGGATGTTCTGCAGGACCAACTAGTGTGGTTGGCGGTGGTGCAATCGCAGGTACGGGTGGTAAAGGTGGTGAACCTGGTGTCAATTTACGTAAAAAGAAAAAAAGTCCTTTAATGATGTCTTTATACAAAAGAAAGGCACCACAAGCATGAGTTTTGAATTCGATTTTACTTTAGAAAAATTGAAACAATGTGTTAAAAACAATGCACATACCGAAGAACTTTACGATATTCTAGTTGAACTTTTGCCACATTATGAAATTACTACCGTAAATCGTGTTGCTGGATTTTTAGCACAATGTTCACATGAGAGTAGAGATTTTACCACACTAGAAGAAAATTTAAATTATTCAGCACAAGGTTTGTTGGGTACATTTAAAAAATATTTTGCTTCTGCTGATATTGCTAATGAGTATGCCAGAAAGCCAGAAAAAATTGCCAATCGTGTGTATGCTAATCGCATGGGTAATGGTGACGAAGCTTCAGGTGATGGATGGAAATACAGAGGCCGTGGTGCAATACAATTAACTGGTAGAAACAATTATAAACTATTTGCTTTGTATATCGGTAAAAGTGTAGATGAAGCGGTTGAATATTGCAAAACAAAAAAAGGAGCCATCGAATCTTCTTGTTGGTTCTGGCAAGTTAATGGAATTAATAAAGTATGTGATGCTGATGATATTAAAAAAATGACACAACTAATTAATGGTGGTACTTTAGGACTTGCCGAAAGAACACATCATTACAAAAATAATAAAGAATTATTATGACCACACTAATATTTTGGCTGTTCGGTTTTATACCTACATTTTTTATATACCTATTGTTAAGTGTAGGTATAGTATTATATGTATTTTCTGAAGTTGCAACAATTTCTTTAGCAAAATACATACCTTCATCTTTTTTAACTTCATCGGCTATTAAAGTTGTATCAATAGGCATTATGTCTTTAAGTTTATTTTTATTGGGTGTATCGTATAGTTCACAAGCATTTAAAGAAGAAATAGATAAAAGAAATGCCGAAATAGTTAAAATTAATGACGAAGCAAAAAATATATCGGAAAAAGTGGTTATTAAGTATGTAACACAAGAAAAAATTATTAAGGAAAAAGGTAATGAAATCGTTAAATATGTCAACACTAAAAATGATGCTGATTGCAATTTGCATAATTCCACTATCGAGTTGCTCAATAGTGCCGCAAAAAACAACCTTCCCGACCCCACCAGAGCAATTGATGAAACCAGCGCCGGAATTGACTTTAGTACCGTTAAAAAAATAATTATTGAAATCTATAACAAGTACTACGAATTAAAAAACAATAACGATTCATTACAAGAATGGATTATTAAACAACAGAAAAACAATGAATAAAATCATAAAAGATTTATTAACAGGTAAAGATAATAAAACCCACGACATCGCCAGATGGTCCTGGATGGTATCAACCATAACTATCATTGCTGGTTTTGCATATCAACTACACCACGGTGTAAATATTGGTATAAGAGAGTTTGCTGAAGCCATAGGTATTATTGCCGGTGCGCATGGTGCAGCAGTATTAATGAAAAAAGATGCAGAACCTGCAGATACTTCAGACACTAGCAATCATAAATAAAAGATACAAATACAATTTTTTAACCTGATCTTGGTTGAAAATATCACAGAAAAACGCATAGAGCGTTGATTATCTTAGGAAAATAAAATGGCAGAATTAAATGAAATGTTGGACGTAAAAGTCGACATTGGTATTTTAAAGACCCAAGTGTTGACTTTATCCGCTTTATGTAATAAGATGGATCAGATTATCGAAAAATTGGTAGATCAACACGACCGACACATTGCAAAGGTATATACCGACATGGACAACCGTAGGTTAGAAACCGAAAGAGATATTAGAGAAATTCATGATCGGATTGATACCGTTTTAACGAAAATGGAAACTTCCAATAAAGATATTATGGAAGAATTCAAATCTTTGAGTAGAAGCATAAAAGACCACCAGGACGTTGAAAGAGAGAAATTGGACAAGCTTTTACAATGGAAATGGATGGCCGTAGGTGGTGTTGTTGTACTATCATGGTTGCTATCCCGTGTAAACCTTGATATAATGAAACTTATCGGCAGTTAATTAATTAATTTTTTTGAAATAATATATCATGAGTGTTTTCATCGACAGGTCATTCCTGTTACAAGTTGCGCCCAAATTGCAAAGGTTTGCCAAGAAAAAGGACGACCTTTATAATTTTCGGTGCCCCCTATGTGGCGATTCCCAAAAGAACAAATTCAAATCAAGAGGTTACGTTTTTCGTAAGAAGAATGACTACTTCTATATGTGTCATAATTGTGGCATTAGTACCACATTTTATAATTTTTTAAAACAGATTGATCCTAATCTATTAAAAGAATATCAACTTGAAAGATACAAAAATGGTGAAACCGGAAATAACAACTACCCTAAGCCAGAATTTCAGGAGTGTAAGCAAGAAGCGCCCAAGTTTAAGAAAGCATTGGAACTTCCATCAATCGACTCTTTACCAGAAGCGCATTTTGCTAAGAACTATGTTCAGCAAAGACGGATTCCGGAGGCCTTTTCATCGCAACTATACTATGCGGAAGATTTCAGAGAATTCGTTAAATCTTTGGGGATTGAAAAAGAAGGGTTACACAAAGATGACAAACGCCTCGTTATACCGTTTTATGACATTGAAAAGAATCTCATCGCCATACAGGGGAGATCATTAGGTGAATCCAATCTAAGATACATTACCTTAAAACTACATGATGAAAATAAAAAAGTTTTTGGACTTGACCGGATAGATGAGGATAAATTAGTATATGTTGTGGAAGGTCCAATCGATTCGATGTTTTTAGATAATGCAGTAGCAACAGCAGACTCTAATTTGGAATCGATTACAGATGTATTGGACAAGTCCAAGGTGGTTTTAATCTTTGATAATGAGCCACGTAACAAAGAGATTGTTAAGAAGATGGAACACGCAATTGACAATCACTTTAATGTTGTTATTTGGCCGGAAATGATTGAAGAAAAAGATATTAACGATATGATACTTGCGGGTTTTTCACTGGATGAAATACATGATTTTATAGATAATAATACCTTTGTAAATCTTAGAGCAAAGATGGAATTCGTAAACTGGAAAAAGATTTAAATAATAGCAGTAATAATAATTAGAAAAGGTGACAAATGGAATATTTGGGCATTAGTATAGATTTAGAGCGTGATAAACTATTCGATGAACTAGGAATCAAGCGATTAAAAGAAAGTTACATGAAAGACGATGAAGAAAGTCCACAACACAGATTCGCATTCGTATCAAAATCGTTTAGTTCCTCTCCGGAACATGCCCAAAGGTTGTACGATTACGCTAGCAAGCATTGGCTTAGTTATTCTACTCCCATTCTTAGTTTTGGTCGTAGTAAGCGTGGCATGCCTATATCGTGCTTTCTCAATTACATCGAAGATACTGCGGAGGGATTAGTTGAAAACCTCTCAGAAACAAATTGGCTTTCTATGCTCGGTGGTGGTGTGGGTATTGGTTTTGGTATCCGTGCCGCTGATGATAAGTCTACAGGTGTTATGCCGCATCTCAAAATTTATGATGCAAGCTCTCTTGCTTATCGCCAAGGTCGCACTCGCCGTGGTTCTTATGCCGCTTATCTTGATATATCTCACCCTGATATTATTGGTTTCTTAGAAATGAGAAAGCCGACAGGCGATCCAAATCAACGTTGCTTAAATTTACATCACGGTATCAATATTACCGATGATTTCATGAATATCATTGAAGAGTGCATGCTTGATCCAAATGCCGAGGACAAATGGGAATTAAAAGATCCACATTCCGGTGAAATAAGAGAAGTTGTGTCTGCAAAAGAACTTTGGCAGAAAATTTTAGAATTGCGTATGATGACAGGTGAACCTTACCTTCATTACATCGACACAAGCAATAATAATTTACCTAAATGGTTAAAAGATAAAGGTTTAAAAGTACATCAATCAAATCTTTGTTCTGAAATTATTTTACCGACTAACGAACAAAGAACAGCCGTATGTTGTTTATCTTCTTTAAACTTGGAGAATTATGATGAATGGAAAGACAATAAACTTTTTCTTAAAGACGTTGCTGAGATGCTCGATAACGTGCTCAATTACTTTATTGATAACGCTCCTGATGCTATTGCTCGTGCCAAATACTCCGCTCAGCGAGAGCGTTCTATTGGCATCGGTGCTCTCGGGTTTCATGCTTATCTACAGCGTAACGGAATCGCTTTTGAAGGAGTTATGGCCAAAGTTGCCAACAACCGAATCTTTAAAACTATCCGTGGAGGCCTTGATAAAGCCAATATCGAATTGGGTAAAGAAAGGGGAGAAGCGCCGGATGCTGCTGGAACTGGTTATCGTTTTAGTCATCTTATGGCTATCGCTCCAAATGCTTCTAGCTCTATAATTATGGGCAATACAAGCCCTAGTATTGAACCGTATCGTGCTAATGCTTATCGACAAGATACCTTATCAGGTTCTTTTCTAAATAAGAATAAGTGGTTGGATCAAATCTTAAAAGTAAAAACATATGGTAGTGAACAAGATTACGCTGATGCTTGGAGTAGTATTATTGCTAATGATGGTTCTTGCCAACACCTTGACATCCTTTCTGAAGCAGAACGTGCCGTTTTCAAAACTTCAATGGAAATTGATCAAAGATGGGTTATTGAACTTGCTGCTGATCGTCAAGCATACATTGATCAAGCACAATCGTTAAACTTATTCTTTAGACCAGACGCACACATTAAATACATTCATGCTATTCATTTTATGGCATGGAAAAAAGGATTGAAAACTTTATATTATTGCCGTTCAGAAAAGATTGGCAAAGCCGATAAAGTATCAAAGAAAATCGAAAGACAGGTTATTAAAGAACTTGTTATGACTGAAATAGCACAAGGTAATGATTGCATTGCCTGCGAAGGATAAAATGATTAAGAAATTAGAATTAGATGTAACAGAAAACCGAACCTATTTTAAACCTTTTAACTATCCATGGGCTTACGATGCTTGGCTTAAACACGAACAATCTCATTGGCTGCATACGGAAGTTCCTATGCTCGAAGATGTCAAAGATTGGAAGAAAAAACTCACCGATGAAGAAAAACAATTCCTCACGCACATTTTTAGATTCTTCACTCAAGGAGACATTGATGTTGCTGGCGGTTATGTTCGTAATTATCTACCTTATTTCCCTCAGCCCGAAGTAAGAATGATGCTCATGGGCTTTGCTGCTCGTGAAGCACTACACATTGCTGCTTATTCTCATTTGATTGAAACTTTAGGTTTACCTGAAACAACCTATAGTGAATTCTCCGAATATTCTGAAATGAAAGAGAAACACGACTACGTATTAGATATTGCATCAAAGAACACCACAAAAGAAAATACCGCAACACACATTGCAACATTTTCTGCCTTTACTGAAGGCATGCAACTATTCTCATCATTTATTATGTTATTAAATTTCCCCCGCCATGGTAAGATGAAAGGTATGGGTCAAATTGTAACTTGGTCAATTGTAGATGAAACACAACATTGTGAATCGATGATCAGGTTGTTTAGGACATATATAGAAGAGAATCGTGAAATTTGGAACGATGAATTAAAAGGTAAGATATATACGATTGCTGATCGAATGGTTCAACTTGAAGATAAGTTTATTGATCTAGCATTTAAGATGGGTGATATGGAAGATTTAACGGCAGCTGATGTTAAGAAATACATTCGTTACATTGCTGATCGTAGATTAATATCACTAGGATTAAAAGGCATATTTAAAGTAAAAAGAAATCCTTTGCCTTGGGTAGAAGAAATGATTAATGCACCAACACACACAAACTTCTTTGAGAACAGAGCAACCGATTATGCAAAAGGTGCTTTATCGGGAAATTGGTCGGAAGTTTGGGCTTAAAATAAAAATAAGGATGTCAAATGACAAACAAGAATTTATCCGGAGAATGCTCCAGTTGTGAATCATCTTATAATGTGGAATATATGGAAGAATTAGTATCTCAACACCTACCCGAACATTGCCCATTCTGTGGCGAAATCATCGAAGAATTATCTGAAGCCTACATAGAGGATGATGATAATTTGGGTGATGAAGGAAAATGGGATTAAGCTGGCAATATAATAATACAGATTTTACTGAAGAACAAATCCAGGATTTCTATGGATTTGTTTATCTTATTACCAATATACCAAGTGGTAAAAAATACATAGGCAAGAAATTTTTCTATTCTACCAAAACGAAACAAGTCAAGGGGAAAAAGAAAAAGGTCAAAGTTTCAAGTGATTGGCAAACTTACTACGGAAGTAGTGACACATTGAAGCAAGATGTGTTATCATTAGGTCATGATCAATTTACACGTGAAATATTACATCTATGCCTTTCTAAAGGTGAATGTGGTTATCTAGAAGCAAAAGAACAATTTATCCGTGGCGTTATGGAATCTGAGGATTACTATAACTCATGGATAATGGTAAGAATACGAAAATCACATCTCAAGGAATACAATGCTAGAATTTTTAAAACGCCTCAAGGACGATCCTGATGGTCCGTATGATGCTATCTTTTTTCTACCAGGCGACACCAAAGAACAATTACACCTAGAAGGTGCAAGATATACTAATCCGGGTGTGAAACTCGGTAGTAGTTCATTAGGTGATGCTTACCATGTCATTCTATTTAAAGAAGATAATGATGTGGATGGAATTTATGATATTGACGTATTTGATGCGATATTCATTGAACCTTATGAATATATCTCCGGTCTAATACCTGCCAGCTGGTATGGTATTCTGGCTAAGAAAACTACCACATCAAATGGCTTTGTTAATAAATTACTTGACAATTTGAAGAATCAATGTTAAACTAGTACCTTATTGAAACTATTGAAAGTTTGTTATGATTTTGGTTGACCTAAACCAAGTATTACTTGCCGGATTAATGGCGCAGATTGCCAACCAAAAAGGCAAATTAGATGAACACTTAATTCGCCACATGGTATTGAATATTATTCGCAATCATGTTAAGACCTTTAAAAAAGAATATGGCGAAATAGTATTATGCTGTGATAATCGAAAATATTGGCGCAAAGAATTCTTTCCATTTTATAAAGCAAGCCGTAAAAAGAATCGTGAAAAATCCAATTTGGATTGGCATATGATTTTTGACATGCTTGCAAAGTTTAAGCAAGAACTCAAAGATAATTTTCCATATAAAGTCATTGATGTTGAAGGTGCTGAAGCCGATGATATCATTGGCACTTTGGTACCACGACACGCAGCTCACGAAAAGATTTTGATTTTATCTAGTGATGGTGACTTTCTTCAATTACAAAATTATGCCAATGTCAAACAGTATAATCCATCACAGAAGAAATATGTGAAGTCGGAGAAACCACTCCTAGAACTCAAAGAGAAGATTATTCGTGGAGATAAAGGTGACGGCATACCAAACATGTTTTCGCCTTCCGATTGCTTTGTCCGTGATCTCCGTCAGAAACCAATCACCAAGGCAGTATTAGATAAATACCTTAATGAAGATGTAAATAATTATAGTGAAACGGATAAGGTTAACTACTCCAGGAATGCCACTTTAATTGATCTTTCACTTATTCCACAAGAAATCAAGGAAAAGATCATAAATACATATGAAGAAACAAAACCAGCTAAAGGTAAGTTATTAAATTACTTTATTGAAAACAAATTAAAAAATCTAATGGAAGTGATTGAGGAATTCTAATGAAAAACTTATATGAAGTATTTGATGAATTTGAAGAAGCAATATCAAAAAAAGAAAGAATGTTGGTAATTGAAAAGAATTTATCAAAAGCATTGGTGGATGTTTTACAATTAACTTTTCATCCTGATTATGAATGGTTAGTTAAAGAAATGCCGGAGAATTATAAAATTCCAAGTGATACGTTGCCTGGCCTTTCAAGAACACAATTGTCCACAGAATTACGTAAGTTATACTTATTTAGAAAAGGTGATGATACTGCTGAAAAGCTAACACCACAAAAAAGAAACGAGCTGTTGCTTCAAATTTTAGAAACCCTAGAGCCACGTGAAGCAGAAGTTGTTATTGGTATTTTTGGAAAAGACCAAGGAGTTAAAGGTCTAACTTATAAGTTTGTAAAAGAGGCCTTTCCAAATTTACTACCATAAATGTACGAAAAAGAAAAAATAATAGTAACCTGCGGCATATACGACCCACCAACAC